GCCAGCAGAGCCGACAACGAAGATCGGCGATCTGTGGCAACTGGGTTCCCACCGCCTTATATGTGGCGATTCTACGGATGTTGCGGTTGTCGATAGGCTTATGGATGGGGTAAAGGCTCAATTACTTCTGACAGACCCTCCGTATGGTGTGAAAGCTGTTGAGAGCAGTGGACACAATGACGGTAAAAAGGCAGGCAAGCAAATGTGTCGAGACAATGTTTATATGCCTGTCATCGGGGATGATACAACCGATACTGCAAGAGCAAATTATGATGTTGCTTTGACTTGCACCGAAAATCAGATAATTTTCGGTGGCAATTATTTCACGGATTTTTTACCTCCGTCAAGGTGTTGGATTGTTTGGGATAAAAAGGTTGCAGGAAGTTTTGCTGATGGAGAACTCGCTTGGACATCGTTTGATAGAAACTTGAAAATATATGAGTTTATGTGGAGCGGTATGCGAAGACAAGGCGATAGAACTGTTGAGGGCAAAACAAGAGTACATCCGACACAAAAGCCTGTTGGTATGCTTGCAGACATACTGAGAGACTTTTCAGAAGAAAACGACATCATACTTGATTGTTTTGGCGGTAGTGGTAGCACACTAATAGCCTGTGAACAGTTAAACCGCACCTGCTATATGGCTGAGCTTGACCCTCACTACTGCGACGTAATTTTGCAAAGATATGAAAACCTAACAGGTAAAAAGGCGGTATTACTCAATGACTAAACGAGTATACATCAGCGGAGCAATGAGAAGCCGTATGGACACATACAAAGGCATCTTTGCAGACGCTCAGCGTGAACTTGAAAAAGACTACATAGTTATAAACCCAGCATTACTGCCGATAGGTCTTGAATCGGACAAGTACATGCCTATATGTTTTGCGATGATAGACGCAGTGGATGCTATTTACATGCTCAAAGGGTGGGAGCAAAGCGAAGGCGCATGTTTAGAAAAAGCCTACGCTGAATATCATAAAAAGAAAGTGATGTACGAATAACTCCGAAGCACTGGAGGATATATGGCAAAGTCAAAACTACAATATTGGCTGAATGAAGGAAAGGATAGGCTAATTGAAATAGCATCAAACGCCGAAACGGATAAACAGATAATCGAAGCGATGGGTATACATAAAGACACGTTCTACAGATACATGTATAATTCCGACTTTTCAGACATTATAAAAAATATCCGTCAACAGCGAGTGATCGATAATACCGAACGCCTGAGGCAACTGCATGAAGATATGTGGCGGCAAGCGCACGGCTACACGGAGACAGAGACAGTCAAAGAAGTGTGGAGCAAGGGCGACAAGGTAGAAAAGAAGTATGTCAAAACAATAGAGCGTAAAAAAGCTGGCGATACTACCTTACAGATATATCTTGATAAGACATACGGCAAAAACATAAACCATGAAGAGATAGAGAGCCGCGTTGCTTATAACAAGGTGAGAACGGAGGTCAACAGGCTGGTGCTTAACCCTGATATAGACGAAGCGACAAAGGCAAAGCTCGAAGCCGTGAAGGAAATACTCGGAGGTGTCGAAAGTGTTATCGGCAAAACAAAATGAGTATCTACAGCACTGTGACCATCGATGGAACATCAAAGTCGGTGCTACTGGATCGGGAAAAAGCTGGCTTGACTTCGCGTATGTCATACCAAAGCGGCTTGAATGTACGCAGGGCGAAGGGCTTATAGTTCTGCTCGGTAACACAAAGGGCACACTTGAGCGGAACATACTTGAACCGATGCGCGAGCTATGGGGCGAAAGCCTTGTAGGCAACATATCAAGCGACAACACGGCGAAGCTGTTTGGCAAGAAAGTATACTGCATCGGTGCAGAGAATAAAAAGCACATAGACCGCATCAGAGGTTCGTCCATAGAGTATGCTTACGGCGATGAGCTGACGACATGGACAGAGGGCGTGTTTCAAATGCTGAAATCGCGTCTCAGATGTGAGCACAGCATATTTGACGGCACTGCAAACCCCGAAAGCCCACAACACTTTATAAAGGCGTTTATTGACTCTGACGCGGATATATACTGTCAAACAAGTATGATATACGACAATCCGTTTCTGCCTGATACTTTTGTATCTGAGCTTGAAAAAGAGTACGCAGGAACGGTCTATTACAAGCGTTATATATTGGGCGAGTGGGCGGCGGCTACAGGCTTGATATACCCGATGTACGAAGAAGCACTGCTGACGCCTGATTTTCGCGATTTGCGCGATGTTTTTACTGAATATGCTCTATCTATCGACTACGGCACACAAAATGCGTTTGCGGCGATATTATGGGGTAAATATGACGGCGTATGGTATGCGTTCGATGAGTATTACTACAGCGGGCGAGATACGGGCGTACAAAAGACGGACGAAGAATACGGCGAAGATATAGACGAATTTACAGATCAAGTAAGAAACAAGCTGAGGACGGGTGAAAAACTGACAACCATCATTGACCCGTCAGCGGCTTCTTTTATTGCATTACTCCGAAAGCGCAACGGATATAAGGTGCGCAAGGCTGATAACGCAGTAGAAGATGGCATAAGAGAAACAGCAACATCGATGAAAACGGGTAAAATCAAGTTTTATCCGTGTTGCAAGAATTGGAAGAAAGAAGCGGCATCTTACGCTTGGGACGAAAACGAAACAAAGGACAAACCGATAAAGGTTGACGACCACTTGCAAGATGCTGTCAGATACTTTGTTAAAACGATGCGGATAGCTAAACCGCACAGAACACTGTAACTCCGAGGCACTGGAGCAGAAAGGAATGATATATGCGGACATACCAAGACCTCTTGGCTGTAGGTGCTGACGAGAACAAACGCAAGGCTTTTGTCAGAGCACTTATACAGGAGCACAAGACATCACCTGATTACAAGATCGCGGCAGACGCTTACGAGTATTACTGCCACAGAAATGTCACGATAAGAGAATTCCAAAAGCTACTGTACAGAGTGGACGGCACAGTTGTGCCTGACAATTTCGAAGCGAATTACAAAATGGCAAGCCGCTATTTTTATCGCTTCATCATACAGGAAGTGCAGTACCTACTCGGCAACGGCATTTCTTTTGGCGATGATGCGACAGCGGACAAGCTGGGTACGGAAGATAAGCCGATAGACAGGCAAGTGCAGAGCTTGGCTAAAAAAGCACTGTGGGGCAAGCAAGCATTCGGATTCTACGACAAAGACCATGTGGAGATATTCAGCTACCTTGAATTTGTGCCGCTTTATGATGAAATGAACGGCGCACTCATGGCGGGCGTGAGGTTTTGGCAGATAGATAAAAGCAAGCCACTCAGAGCTACACTTTACGAGGTGGACGGCTTCACAAAGTACACATGGGGCACTAAAGAAGATTTTGACGAGCCTAAACGCGCGTATCTGCGCACAAAAGCTGTCAGCGAAGCTGATGGCGTTGAGTATTACAACGAGCGCAATTACCCGACATTCCCGATAGTACCAATGTGGGCGAACGAGGAGCATCAGAGCTTGCTTGTGGGACTCCGTGAACAGATTGACTGCTACGACCTTATAAAAAGCGGTTTTGCAAATAATGTTGACGAAGCCAGCTTAATATACTGGACTATCACGAACGCTGGCGGCATGGACGATGTTGACCTACAGCAATTCGTTGACAGGATCAGGCGTGTTCACGCTTATGCTGTCGAGGATGATAACGCAAGAGCAGAAAGCCACCAGCTTGAAGTACCGTGTGAAAGCCGCGAAAAACTGCTCGACAGGCTCGATTCTGACCTATACCGCGATGCGATGGCACTTGACACAAGACGCATAGCAAGCGGAGCGGTAACAGCTACGCAGATACTTGCATCATACGAAGACCTTAACGCGAAAGTTGACGACTTTGAGTATCAGGTTATCGACTTCTTGAAAGGCATCATGGCTGTTGCGGGCATTGATGACGAGATCACATTTACGCGCAGTCAGCTTGTCAATCGAAACGAACTTATAACCGCACTGGTGCAGTCGGCGCAGTATCTTTCTCAGGAGTATGTCACAAGCAAGATTCTCGAGGTCATGGGTGATGGCGACAAGGTTGAAGAAGTGCTCAAACAGATGGACGTCGAGGATTACGACAGATTTAACGGCAATGAACCGACATTAGAGGAATAGCATGGACACTGGGCGCAGGTTGACAGATAAAGAGCTTGAACAGGTTGAAAAGCGCATAGCAAAAGAATACAAGCAAGCCGAAAAAGAAATGCGCAAGAAACTTAAAAAGCAGACCGCGGATTTCAGTGTAAAAGA